CCACTATACGTCAACATGACAAGAAATGGACTAAACAAAGCACCGAATACTATTAAATTTATTTGGGCTTGATCTGTTAAATATACATAGGGAGATAGACTTTCTTGCAATAGCATTTGCGTGAGTGCTGCTAGTGGCGATGAAAAAATAATTGCATTAATCAGACTTTTTTTGTACGTCCACGCTGGTTTCTTCTCTTGTCGATTTATTCTTTTCAGACAAAGCTGTATATACAAGCTGACTGCCGTACTTATTAATAAGGGCAAGAACAACAGAAGAAGGTAGCCGTACCATGTTATATTCGTCACTTAGGGTTATCCGATTTAACCTTGTCAATGATCGCAACCCAATTTTGTGTGCCATTTTTCTTATCCCAGTAAATTGTATCTAGCTGATCTTGCAGATTTGGATATTCGCTCCGTCTTTTTTTATCTATTAAAACTTTATTAGGATCAGTCCACTCTGAACCATTCCATACTTGTTTACCTGACTGCGGAGCAACATTAACTTCTGTCAAACTATCTGATAAATCTTGCGAATCATCTGTCGCTTGATTTAATGTCCCATTATCATTTACCCAGTATTTTGTCATAGCCATGCCCTCACTATCCATCTCCAATCACTAACGTCCATATCACTTGCATCAAATCCAGTTTTATTAATTAATTTAATGACATTACCAGTTACAATAGTAATATTAGTAGCATCACAACAAGCCATTATACCTGCATCCCCTGAATCGTGTAGCGGAGCAAAGAATTGTATCTCATCTCCTACTGAATAATTCGCATCTGCCGTTTTACATATTGCTGAGACTGTAAATTGAAGAGGTTTTGCACCTAGCCCATGAGATACATTGAGTCCTGTGTCAACATTTACAGTCTGTTCACTGCTTATAAAAGTTGGACTAATTCCAAAATCAGTACCAGCATCGTCCGTGAACATAAACCGATTTGGTGTTGCAGTATCTACCCAAATTTGCCCAGCACCAGCCGTGTCTGCCTCCGCATTAGCTTGTTCCGTCATTTTTAAAGTGCCTACAGCAGTAATATCATTACCTTGACAATCTAATGCGCCACCTAATTGTGGAGAAGTGTCATTTACAATATCAGCCCCACTAACAACAGATGTACCATCTGCTCTTGTATAATTTACACATTGTGCAGTGTTAGAGCCAGTGCTAAAAAATGATGCTACATCTCCTGCTGCGGTGGTGATATTCGCCTCTGAGGGCAAATCTAAATTTGACGAATGATGCTGTAATACCAACGCACCATCAAACTGTAAAGTAAACTCACGATTAGGAGAAACAACAAACGAATTTATTTGTGTCGTTCCTGTTATATCAAAATAGTTACCATCAGTACCAACAGTTAAAGTATTTGCTGAAGCAATGTCTGATCCTTTTGCAATATTAGACTCTTTGTAGTCATTTTCTATGTGCCAATTAGAACCATCACATACATACCATTCAGATTGATTTAAACTTTTTAATACAGAAGTTGTAGAACCATCTATTGTTTCACTTGAATTTCCATCAACTGTAACATCAGTTGCTGAATTTATTCTTTTAACGCCTACTCTAAATCCATCTCCTGCTGTTGCTGCTGCTAACAGCGTAACTGTTACAGCAGAAGCAGTAGCATTGACTTGTAGTAATGTATTGTGATCTGTGGCAACGACAGTATAAGCTGTTATCTTAGCTGTTTGTACAGGGTGGTTAGAAGCAAAACGTATGTTCTTCTTTATATCTCTCAAGTGATCATCTAAATCTGTTCCTATACTATCTGTACCAGCAGGAGTATTACTTGCTGACGTTGTGCTTAATCCTGATAGTGCTTCATTAACTGCCATAATCTATTCCTTTAATTGATTTTGTCTATTTTCATCTACTGTTTTTAGAACTTTTCTTGCTCTGACTACCATATCTTCTGGGTAACCATTTATAATATTATCTAATTCATTCATATATACTTCTGTATGAGCCAATATTTCATCTGCACCAGTTTTTCTGTCAGTTCTTAAATTTCTTTTTGCTAATGCTTTTGCTTCTTGCAGTTCTCTTTTTATATTTAAAATATTAAGAACTCTCTGATTACTTACATCAACTTCATGTGGTCTAAAACCAAAAGAATATTGTAACCATCTTTGTTTTACAGGTATGTCAGTCCTTTCTTCTCTTGGGTGTCCTACTGAAAAAGTACCAAGCCCTAAAGGTAAATCAACACTCTTAGGTTCTTCTGAATAATAACTGGGTGTTCGTTTGTATTCTCCACTTTCAGTAACAGTAGCTTCACCAAAAATGTCAAAGGGATTTAATCTGTCTAATTCATTAAGCATAACAAGATTTTTAAGAAGATGAGCAGTTTTTGTTGGCATCCTTACACCTAGAAAATCTGTGCTATGCTGCACACCCTTGCCTTTCATTCTTTCAGACATTTTCGTAACTTCTTCAGGAATAATATCTTCTTGCCTAAACCAATCATAATTAGAAAAATATTCTGCTGGTGCTTTAATAATAGGACTGACCATAGAAGTAATTAATGATTCAGGACTTATGATTCTATTAACATCCATTAATGGTAAATAACCAGTTAATGAATATATTGTGTACATATCAGCAGCAACACCCTCTTTCAATTTACCATTTTCATCATAAAATTGTTCTTTAGCATATTGTCTGGTAAATATTCCACCTTGATCTTTTATATAATCTGGGACATCTTTTTGTGGTGGTCTTGAAATTTCAGCTTCTATATTATTTCTGATAATATTTATTTTTTGTACTTTATCTGGATGGTTTACAAGTGTTTCTAATGCAAGAGGTATATTTTTTCTTGACCATGTATAAAAAGGGACTAATCTTTTAAGTGTAGATTCTTCAAAACGCCCTAAGTCTTTATAATCAAATAGATGTTTCTGAACGTGTTTTGCTGATTCATCAAAAGTTTTGCCCTTTGATAATCCGTCCATGAACAAAGCTAATCTGGCATTATTTTCAACTGCGCCACCAAATTTAAAACCAGTTTTTAATATTATATTTTTTTCAGCACTTGGGGTGATAACACCTAAAGTAGCTTTCTTCCAAAGTGGGTCTGTATCAGCGAGTCTGCTTCTTTGAGCAAGTGGTATATCAGCACCATATTGTCCTTTAAAACCAAACACTCCATGATCTACGGCTGCATCATAAATTTCTTGTTCTGTGTAGTTAGTTCCTTTTAAAAAAGGTTTAGTGTCATCAAGACCTGATACTTTAAAGTTTCCTAATTCATCCCATGTAACATCTGATCGTTTTCCAGTAGTAGCAAACGCTTTAGCCATAAGTACACCAGATTTTTCATACATTAGAGGATTTTGTAAACCACCAATATAAGCGTTCCAAATATTACCTACAAAGTTTCTTGCATGATATGATGGTCTTGCACCTAACGTCCATTTCTTCCACCAGTTTTGCACACCATCATAAACCTTTAAAGTATTTCTAATTTCATTTGGATTTGACATAACTTTATATTGTTGTTCAATTACTTTGGCTACATCATCTGGGAAATAAGTTCCTTTATATTTTTTTACAAACTCAGGAGATACATCCTTTGGAACACTTAAATCTAATTCTCTATAACCTTTATCTATAAGAGAATTTACATAATCATCGCCTCTACCTGCAACAATAACACCAAATTTACTCTTAGCATCTTGGATATACTTAGCAGACTGAACAACAGAAGCGTGTCTTATATTCCTAATAAACATTGCTTCTGTTACGTCATCTGTAAACTGTTTCATTCCAGTTTCACTTAGGTGCATTTCATTGGCTTCTTTTAAAGTCAATTCAATCTTTCTTTGTTTAGTAGATGCGTGGGTTAAGTTTGGTTTATTTAGAAAATCACCTAATGTCTTTCTAAAATTACCTGATTGTAATGCTTCTTTTGTAAGGATATGTGGGAAATAACCCTCACCAAAATCAGATATTTTTACTCCTAAATCTTTTTCTATTTGAAGTATCTGTTTGTTTCTTTCTACTAAATGTCTTTCTAATCCTTGTAATTCGGTTTCAAACTTTCCTAGTTTAAATTTTCTTCTGCCAGTTTCTATATTATCAATAACACCTTGCATGAGTTCTTCTCTAGGAACACCAGATTGTCTTGCTAAATCATCAATCACAGCACCTAATTCATCTGCACTTCTTAAACCTTTAAATTCTGCACCCTCAATAAAATGTCTATATTTGTCTGATAATTCTTTTGCTTTTTTAGCATTACCAATATAAAGATTAAACCCAGAAAAGAAATCTTGATTTTTTTTAACTAAACTAGCAAAACCTTTATCTAATTTAGCAAGTCTCACAGCACCTTTAGCTAATTTAGATGGGACTGTTAACAAAGCTGATGGGGCATAAGTTAATGGGTCTGTTGCTATATCAGTACCTATCCCAGTTAGTGTAGAACTGATAGGATAATTTTGTCTAAATTGGTCTGTTCTTTCCCCAGTAACTAATTCTTCTGCTAATGGGTAAAAGTCCTGAGAATATGTTTCTACATCTTGAAACAAACCCTCTTTAGCACCCTCATAAATATTAGATAAAGATGGGTCATCAACAGCAGACATTGCGCCAGAAGCTAACATATTTCTTGGTTTATCAAGAAACATTATTGTGTCCAATAATACATTGCCAGTTTTTTTAACGCCTTGCTGAAATCTACCTATGATACTTTCAGATAAATCTGGTGGGTTAACCCCAGCTTCTGTAAGTTCTGCTGTTCTTAGGTCTTCTGGCGTAGGTATTTTTTCCCAATTCTTTTTATCGTTTGGATCGCCCCCTTGATAACTATATCCATTTCTTTCATGTCCTATTGGTAAATTATAATCACTAGCCATTAAGATTTACTTCTCTTAATTAATTCTTGTTGTAAAAGATTTATATTAAAATCTAATGCTTCAACATCAGCATTTGGCATATTTCTTAATTGAAGAAGTTTTTGTATAGCATCTTCTATTTCTATTTTTTTAGCCATACTAATATTTGATTTTTTAGCATTAACAGTTGTTGGGTCTGTTAATATATCAGTTGCTATGCCAGTTTCTATATTATTCCTTTTCGGGATAACAGTTGTTGGGTCTGTTAATATATCAGCCCCAATAGGAAAATAATCTTCCACAGGTAGTCGCTCTAAATCAGGTTGTTTTTCGTAATTTTCTTCCCACGGCATTACTTCTTGTTCATCAGTTTTATCATCAGGTTTATCATCAGGTTTTTTATGATAAGGGTTTGTCCCTGATATTGCCCCCATCGCTTCATCGCGACCCAAAAAGTGTTTTACATAATATGGGTCTTTTTCGCGAATTAATCTTTTAGAAGCAGTTAACGCATCTTTCCCTAAACTTGGGTCAGCAATCATTTTCGACATATCACTTACAAGGTAACTACCCTTTTCAGGCTTCATCCCTTGCGCTTCAAGTTTTCTTCTTGCTGCCTTAATACTGTCATTATATTTTGTTATTTGATCATTATCGTTAAAACCAACTATTTTCTTAATATACTGACCAGAACCTGTTTCTACTTGCCATAAATTACCATGTCCATCCCATTTTTCTGTATATTTTTTGTTTGCTGGTAAAATTTTAACTTCATTTGTTAAACTATGAGTTTGAATTAAATTACCATGTTCGTCTTGTTTAGGGTCTGACCATCTTCCTTCCCGTTCAATAAATTTATTTAGTCTTCCTTTATCTCTTTCTAATTCTTTTTCTAGTCTTTCTTTTTCTTCAGGTTTTAAATTTGGTCTTTTTAAACTTTGTTCTAAGTTCTCAACTCTTTGTTTTGCTCTTTCGTAGTCATCTTCTGCTCTCCAAAGTTTGTCTATTTTATATCCGTCATCAGTTTTTTCTTTTTGGACTATGTTGCCATCGACTACTAGAGTTTCAATATCTTTTGTTTCAGGGAATAGTCTTTCAAATTCATTAGTAGTTGGATTTAAAACATGAACAAACCCATCTCTGTCTGTTACAGTTACTGGTTTTGCAGTTGTCCCATAGTCAGCAACTTCTTCTACAGTTGGTGTACCACCTCTTTCACTAGGTGGAGTAATAGATACTAACTTATCATTGATAACCTGATAGTTTGGTTTTGTTCTTGCGTATTGTTGTTGTTCAGCCTGACCATAAGCACCTAATCCTGCTAATGCACCAGAACCTAATGCTTGTGCTGTTGATATAGGCGCACCTCGTCCAAAGGGTTGTCTTCCTGCGTTTTGTAACATAGTAGCTGCAAACGCCAATAATCCTGCATTTTTTCCATAATCAGGGTTACTAGGACTAAACATCCCTAATGCGCTTTTTTCATTTCTCATACTGTCGATCTCCGAGTTCTCATGCCAATATTACTTCTATTACGATTTATTATTTGAAACATAGTAGATGGTTGATATGCGTATTGTCTTCTTGTTGAGGTTGGTGCTGGTGGTGCTTGAAAATTTGGTGGTGGTTTTTGATTATAAAATTGTGAAGCTAAACTAAACGCATCACCATACCCAATACCTAGTTGATCCATTAAAGTTTTAGTTCCCTCTTCTACTACTGGCGATATATTACTAGACATATCCATCCATTGTGGTATAGCACTTTCCATCTCTCTACCCATAAAAGGATAGTTTGATTTTGGTGTCATAGCATCAACAGGGGCGTATGTTCTGTCTAGTTGTGGTATGTAATTTGGTGAAACAGTACTTGGTGTTCCTACAACATTTGAACCTGTGCCATATGGACTACCATAACGAGTAACTCCCTCTAATCCCGTTGGTGCGCCATAAGTTTCTCCCATAAAATGACTAGTATTCAGTTTTGGTGCGAGTGATGTCATTGCTGCATCAGTTGCTAATGGGGATATTGCAGGTTGTGTCATACCAGCCAATTCCATAAATCCTGCGGGTGCAAGTGCCGAACCTGCGCTACCAGCAAGCAAAGCATTAGTTGCTGCACCTGTGCCATAAGTTCCCATTAAACCAGTAGCTGCTGAACCACCTGCTGCTGCTGCTGTCCCTGCGCTAGCCCCTGCTGCTGCGCCAGCACCTGCTAACCCAACGCCAGTTGCAGCTAATGCTGCTACTGTTAAATATGGAGCAGCATCTGATAATTTACCCATATTCTTCTCCATATAGTTGTCTGGTTATATCAGTATCGAATATTGGTATTCCACTTAAAGCACTTGGCTTTTGTTTTCTTGGTGCTAAAGCACTAGGTTGAGAAAAATCTAAATTTCTTAAATCAGCTAATAATTGTTGATCTATTTGATTAGGGTTAAAAGAATCAGTTGTTGGGTCTAATAAATAACTATATTTTTCTCTGTTTTCTTTTCTTCTTTGTTCTCTTTTTAATTCTTCAAGTTTAACAAAAACAGGTTTAAGTGCTGGTAATTTTAATAGTGCATTTTTATTTCCGCTAAACATTAGACCATCATACTCCCACCTAATGCACCCAATGCAGTACCAGCGTAAGGATTTTGTCCCATCATATTTGCGCCAAGATAACCGAGTGCGCCACCACCTATTGCACCAGCTACTGGATTAGCTTGATAAAAAGATGGTTGTTGCGTTATCGTTGTGCCACCACCACCCATAGATATTCCAAGAGCATTACCTAATACGTCAAGATTAGCGTAAGGCTGTAATCTTGCTCTTTCAAAATCTTCATAACCAAGATTGAGAATATCTTGTTCAATACCTCGTCTTATATCACCAGCACCAAGCATTGCTTGTGCGCCCCTTAATTGTCCCTCAAGCATTTGAGGTGCGCCCATCATTGCCTGTTGTTGTAGTCCTCTCTCATTCATGTAATTACCACCATAAATTTGAGTAGCGAGATTATTTAAGTTTTGTCCCAAATCGAATCTAGCCCTATCTGCATATTCCTGATAAGCAGAACCACCTAAAGCATTTGCTCGATTAGCAGCAGTATCAATATTAGGCATAGTTGTGCCTGTATATTGATTAACAACACCTTGTGCTGCTCTATTAAACATTTGGTCAACAAAAGGATTTGATCCTAGAAAATCACCTCTTGCTGTTTTCATGTAAGTATCAGTTGCGGTTGGAATTATTTGACCCGTAGCTGCATCTATTGTTTGCTGAATACCTTGAGTATGTAATGGATCAAGACCTGCTATACGCTGACCTTGATATTGTTCAAAAGGTTTATCTGATAATACATCAGCCCTTGCTAAATAATCTTCAGCATAAGGTTTTACATATTCTGGGACTTCTTGGGTTTGTGTTACAGTCTGTTGTTCTGGTGGTGATGAACTACCACCTTTACATTCTGACACTTCACCATCATATTCATAACCCTCAGTATATGTAGTGACATATCTTTGGAGTTTTTCATCCCATTGTGATTCAGCATAAGTTGTTATATACATAGTTTATATCTCGCAAATAAATTCCATTTCACCTTGTTTAAATCCTAGTGGTTTCATTAATCTTAAAAAATTTTGATTTGTATTTTTAAATACAATCTTATTACATCCTGATTCTATTGCTTGTTTCTTTACTAATTCAAAACACATTTCTGTGTATTTTCTATTTTTACTTTTACATAACCAAACAATTATTTTTGGTACTCCAGAATACATATCGTGTATTCTTTGTAGTACACAAAATCCAATATATTTATCTTCATCGTAACATACATACAAAGATGCTAAGTTTGCTCTTAGAAAATAATAAACGTCTTCAATTAAACAATCGTCAGTATCTTGATTAATACATTGAATGACATCTTTTCTTATTGTTCGCCAAGCAGTTGGTATTTTTTCTGGGGCTATGTAATTAAAATTCATATTTTTTAATTATTAAAAGGTGTTTCTATTACTTCTGCTCCATAAGCTGTAAAAGTCAAAGTTGGATTCTTAGCTATCACTACAACAGGACTACCACTTGATTCAACTGGTATGTAAGTTGAAATCTTTGCTGTGGCTGATGCGCTTATATCCACGTTGTGGTAAAGCGCAGCACTTACTGTTGATGAAGCACTATGATAAATCCCATACTGAGTCGCAGCACCTGAGTTACTAACAAAGATATTCTTTACTATCCTAGTTGAGTTAACTTGAGTTGCTACTAAGGTAACAGCAGTTGCTGAACCATCAGGTCTTACGTTATTAAATTTTTTCTCTTGAAAGAAACTCATTCAGACCCCAATAATGCGTATCGTTTTGCATCAGTTTCTTCACTTAGTTTATTTATCTCATTAGCTAATTCAACTAGCTGTTTTTGTAAGTCAAATTCTAAGTTTGAGTCTGCTAATAAGTTAAAGAATCTTTCCGTGTTGATCATTCTAATCCACCTGAATGTCCCTCAACATCTATTCCATTTAATTCAATGCTACCAGTATATTCATGTTTAAATGATTGCCACCTAGCTTCATTGACAACATCAAAACAATTATCAGTTAGGTTAGCGGTTGAGGATAGCGTTACATCAGAGTCACCTAATGAATCTCTATACATTGTCTTTTGAGTAGCCGTAGTTGGGTTAGTAGTGAATCTTGGTCGCATCCTATTAATAACAGTCATCTTATTATCTTCGCCAAAGTTATTAGTAACATAAGAGTTTGTAGTTGGTGTGCCAGTTAACTGGTAGAATACTTTATTAGGTTTAAAGAAAGCAGACACAGGAGTTGCCGTTCCTAGAAAAGCTGTGCTATAAGGTAAGTCAGGTAAATCATGGTAAGTAGAAAATAATGTTCCTAAATCATTATAAGTTGTACCCGAACCAAAGTAAGTTGTTGCAGCAGTTACATCTAAAGAACCTTTCCCCCATTGCTTAGACCTATAATTATAACAAACAAACTTATTAGGTGTGCCACTAGAAGAATTGTTTGGATAAAACCAAAATACTCTTGAGTTTTTACTATCGTGTGTTCCTATTATTTTACTTCTATGGGTGTTGTTTAAATCGTTAAAGAAATGATCTGATATAATTGAGCCTTGCTCAGTATGTCCTATTACTCTTGGTCGAGAACCATCATAGATATAGAAATCATCAAAACCAACAAAGAATTGTAATGGTACGGGATCACCTATAGTGATAACTGAGTTAACTCCAATAGCCCCTACTTCATCTGATATAACTCTAAAGTCCCAAATAAAAGGTGCGCCAATATATCTTCCGATATACATTGATTGAGGTTTGTAAACAATTACATCATCACCAAAACGTGCTGCTGCTTCTATGCCACCAAAAGTATCAGTTAATCTATTAGTAGCACATTGTGTCTGAATAGATGGAGTAAAATTAGTGTGATCTCCTAAAGCGGAACACCACCATCTATCTTGAGTCTCACCATAAGTTGTTTCATTTGTATTAAATGCAAATATAAAATCATTAACGACAAGAACAATTTTAGCAACAACAGAAGCAGTTAAATCAGAAAACACAGTATCACCAGAGTTCATAACTTGTATTGGGTCTTTGCCATTAGCTGCAAGAGTTACATTACCATATTGAGCAAACGTCCAATATTGATTAGATGGAACAGCATACTCGCCACTAGACCTTGTTACTTTACTCCACGAACCTGCGCCATGATATAAGTCAGTCGTAGTCCCTGCGAATGTTAATCTTGTGCCATTTAATCTTCTTACTGTTGCAAGACCAATAGCGGTTGAAGACAAAGTGCCAAGACTTGCATCTTCTCCACTACTTACAGCTTCCATTCCTCTTGCTGTTGGAATAAAGCCATCGCAATCTGTCATTACTCCTGCTGTTTCAGGTGGTAAGTCTGGTGCAAAACCTAAAGTTTTAACGTACATTAGAACCTCTTATTATATCTAAGAAAATGCGCTGGATTACCCATGTATGGTTCTCTTGAAACATTAATATTAGAATTATTACCAAGATTATATCTTGCGTTCCATTCATCTATATCGTTAGGAACTTGATGATAATTAAAATTAAAATTAGGTGTATTAAGACCAATATCAGCACCTAAATATTTATTTTCAGTTTCTGGTTGATATATTGCTCGATCAAGAAAATTTGCAGAAAAATTTGGATCGCTCATCATTGTTGGAAATGCAGCCCAATCTGGTAAACCAAATTGTGCATTAACATTAGCGTTTACATCTCCGCGTTGAAAACCAAGCCCAACATTACCTTTTGCACCTAAAGTAGTGCCATCTTCATCTTCTCTAAAAGTTAAATCAGTACCGCCAGTAGGGGAGAATGAACTAAAAAGATTATTAAATTCATTAATTCCAAGTGCGCCATTAGTATTATTTTTTTTAGGATTTAGTGCAGAATAATCCATTAGAATGTTGTAGCCTTGACACGCCCAGATTGTCTGCCATCTGTTTGTCTTTTAAGTTCTTTATATTCTTGTTCAGCAGACTGAAACATCATTTGTGCTTCCTGTACATTTCTTAATTCGTTTTCAAATAATTCGCCCTTTGCTCTTTTCCTAATCATTAACTCGCAATCATCTACCCACTCATTAGTTGAAGTAGCAACTGATGATAGAGTTACGTCAGTAAGTTCTTTTATGTATGAGACTTTAACTGTGTAAGTTGCATTAGGAATAGGATAAAGTCGAATGTTATTATTGTAATGAGCATAATATTCTGGATAACCAGCCCATTGACCTGAATCAATTCTTTCCATTTCTCTATAAGTCATAGGACTTAAAGGATAATCTCTGTTACCGATAGCAGCTTTCATTGAATCTATTTTTATAATTCCAGTTACGGCTGAACCTATAGTTGCAGTATCAGGCGTTGTTACTACTTCTTCATATCCTGTATTAAACCAAAATCTTCTTTTTGCAAAGTGATTAATAGCATCAATAACAGATTGAGCAACTGCGGTAGAACTTAAAGAAAGTTCGCCACGTTTCATTTCTTTTGAAATCCGTGTTTTTATTTTTCCATATGTACTCATATTTATGCACTCGCTATAAATAATTCAACACTTACTGCATTACTATCAGGGTTAATTTGTAATGAAGCAACATCAGCCATAGTTCCAAAACTAGGAGAAGTATCAGCTTCTGCTAACATTAGATCATCAGGACTACCTAACACATGAGATTGCCCTGCTGCTAATGCTACCTGATACAAGGTCGCAGCACCAACAACAGCTAATTCAACACTATTTGTGCTATCTAAATTCGTAATGCGAATGTATTTGCAATCATTTACATCAATAGCATTTGCTGATGTGCTAGTTGCTGTTGCAAATGTCGCAACTGTAGTTGTTGCACTTGCTGGGCAAGTTACAATCCTTTTCATAACTTCATCTACATTAGACACAGTAAATGAATTAGTTGCACCTTGTTCTCTATCATTTAATGATACAGATTCGGTTAATGTTATTGTTAATGTTGCCATCTTACCCTCGTTAAATATTATTTATTTCATCACAATATTTCATGTGAATATGTAATCCTCTTTTTACTCTAAGACCACAAGCAGGACATTCTTTCATTCCAGATTTAAAAGAATAATCTTTTTTTCTTTGTGACTCTTCTTGGTTTTCTCTTAAAGTTTGTCTTCTTCTGCTCATTTACCAGAAGCCCTTACTTGTGGCATAAATATTTGGTCACAATGGGTCATATCACGATACTGTTCTTTCCATTCTTCCGAATAATCACAATCTTCATATTCGTAAAAACATGGTGTGCCTATAGTATAATGAACTATCTTAGCATCTGGATTAACTCCATATTCCCCGACTAACCAATTC